ATCAGTGATTGTCTTGCCTGCTATACTAAAATCACTTGCAACCAGTTCAGGTTTGCCCGTAGGAAACGTCAATACCACATTTGCCGGAGCTGCATCTTCAACCGTTGCTGATATTAGTGTATTCCAGTAACTGCTACTCGACTGGCGAGCGTTACCCGGTATTCGCCCTATTATTAAATTATGTGCCATTAGGCATCTATTTTAACCTGATAACCTATAAATGATCCTCCTGCAATAACTATCTCTGTAATATCATTAGTGAATGTAAAGAAGTCCCCAGCAAGAAGATCACTGCCCACCGGTGCTTTAGTAACAGCTACGCCATTTACTTTCATTGAAGTTATCATTGCAGCCTGAACTACACGAATAAATATTGACCGTGTGCCAATATTAAGTGTGTCGTCAGATGTTTTATAAGTTGCTGCACCATCATACAGGCGACTACCGCCCGATCCTGCCATCATTTTAATTTCGTCTGCCATTATTTCCGTGTTTTAAATTCCAAATTTGTTTATATTCCAAAGCGGTGTAAATACCCAGTCAGGGTAATCGGCTATATTAGTGAGAAGAAAATTATAGGCCGAGGGTTCAATGTCAAACGGCCCAGGTATTTCCGTCCCTAAAATTGGCTTATTGTAATAACTCTTATATTCCGGCGGTATAGTACCGTATAGCTGTCTCATCCTGTTCCATGCGTTAATTAACAGGCTTTCAGGTGATACTCTCTGCCATCCTTCTTTTGTATTTGCAATTGAAACACCGGTCCCATATAATCTCGTTACGTCCCTTTCAACATATTTGTAAAAAACGTAATAAGATAATAACGAACTTTTTAATGTGTTTTGTAGCCCCTCCCATTTGATAGTATAATCATAATCATTATAAGCATGGGTAAATTCTTTACCCTGTACCAAGTCGATATATTTCTGTGTCTGTGGCACTCCTAAAACTAAATCCGCCTGTAAAAGAGAATACAATTTATAGCCCAAAAGACTTATAAGTATTTCCTTTTCATATTGCGGAATAGCCTGTACCAGTGCAGTGTCATTTGCAGCATCCGGAATATTTATTTCCCCGACAAAATATGTACTATCAATGAATGACATTACTTAGCTTTTTTTGTTCGTGCTGGTTTTTTGTCTGTTTTTTTTAGTCGGTTTCTTCCCGATCTTTTTAGCCGGTTTCTCAAATGGTTCTTCCGGTGCTTTTGCTATACCTATCTTCATAGCTATTTCAGCAAATTTGCCCCTGAATACTTTCCCGTTACGTCCTATACTTTCCATTTCAAAAAGTTTAAAAAAGGGGCGAAGCGAACCCCGCCCCTATGTATTTATTTATCTGCAACCTTTATAATAAGTGTATTCAGTGTACTACATTTATTTGCAGTAATACCTGAAAACCTCACTTTGATATATCGCCACAGAACACCAGTAGATACATCCGAAATAGCAAATGTACTATCCACAGAAGCCCCGTATTTAACCGGACTACCTATTGCTGTCCATGCCGAATTCCCCGTTCCATTAGTCATTGATCCAAGTACCTGTACCCATACATGATTAGCAAGCACTCTGTTATGTAACAGAGTAGAATCGAGCTGACACTGAACAGTAAAATAGTACAGTTTTGGCCTATTAACATCAAATGTAACGTAATGAGTAGTTGATGCTGCGTCTGATCCATGAATAGAATCGGCAGCAGTTGTTTTCACTGTGGTTGATGGTGTGATAACATACTGGCTTGCCCCATTCAAAGATTTAGTTGTCCCAAGGACCTGAGCCTGAATCCCAACTGCAAAAAGCAGTAAACCGAAAATTACAAGTATCTTTTTCATTTCACTTTTCTCCTATTATTAGATTTTTGTAATATCAGAAACGGCAGTATCAATATCTGAGCAGTAAATTACTGCCAGTGGGTCACGTACTGCAAATGCCAAACGTACGTTAATACGAACGGTTTTCCATCCTTCTGTGAAGTCGTTACCATCATAACCAACCTCAAGAGACATCTGCTGACGGTCGCCAATCTGTACCATGTTCTGTGCGAGTACAATCGCTGCGTTATCTGCAAGGTTTGTATTTCTGCGAATCAAAAGACCACACATTGCAACCGGCTCACCGAGTGCATCAAAAGTAACCCTTCTGTCTATTTTGCTGTTGTCCAACTGATCTTTCTCAGCAGCCAGTTTGCGAACCTGAAGAGGATTCAAAATGACGGTATCAAGGATATACTTACTGGTTTCTCCCTGGTCCTTCATCAGTGAAACAACATCAACCTTATTTGCATTCGGAATTGTTGCAGCGTAGGTTGTTGCGCTTGCAAAATCAGTCTTCTTACTGGCTGCCAAGATACCTTTGATTGTTGACGTGTCATCACCGGCTGAACCGAGAATCTGATAGTCAACATTATCCTTGATCTTTGAAGGTGCAACGATTGCGATCTCCTGCATGATCTCGGGAAGGTCGTCAAGCGATTCGTCTGTAACCCTGAATTTTGTCCCGATGGTTGCAGTTACAAACTCAACAGTTTTCAGCAAGAAGCTGGATTTTGTTGCGGTTGAACCTTGTGTTTTGGTACCTGCTCCATCTTCATAGCTGTAAACAACAAGGATGCTCATGTATCTTTCGGTAACCGGCTTAACAGGCATCCAGTCCTGAACGTGAGCATATACTGCCAGTGGCGTTCCCACCCTGTTAGGATCGAGATCTGTCAGTCTTACGGTATTGACATTGCTATTAACAATGTTTGCCTGTGACATATCAACAGCAGCTTTAACGACCATTTCAGGTGTCTGTTTGTTCCCAAGTTTCAGAAAATATTCCTTCATTGAAAGCTTCTGATGGCCATTCTCAGTTCTTTCGCTGATAAGTGAAGGAACATTCTTTGCAGCTTCTGCCACTGCGTCAAGAAGTGCCTGTTTGAATGATACAGGTTTGTCATCCTCTTTTTTTGCTGGCTCTACAAGAGCTGCAACCGAGGCGGTAAGTTTTGCCTGCTCAGCAATGAGTTTGTTCACTGCTTCCGGCAGTTTGTCTATTTCAGGGTTGCTGAGTTTTGCGATCTTTTCGTTAAGCTCAGATACAGTCCTGTCGATATCAGCCTTTTTCACGCCATCCTTTGTGGATTCGGTAATGAGAGCTTTTATCTCAAGTAACAATTTTTCTTTGTCTTCCATTTGTTAAGATTTTAAATTTTTAATTAAATACGTGTAATCAATTGCTTTTGAAGTGGATTGCTCCGGCTTCAATATATTATCAGTGGTTTGCACCGGCTGATTTTTCGGTTCAAGTGTCGGCGTGGCTGAGTTGCTTCCAATTGGTACGGCTGAACCCTCAATACATTTTGCCTCCAAAACGTACCAGAAATAACCCCTTTCCTCTGCCATTTCGGGATTAACCATCTGAGGAAAATATTTCTTCCATGCCTCATAATAATTTGGCATTTCCTCATCATTGATAGCCATATCCACTTTAACGTAATACATCCCGACTGAATGATTCTTAACCCATTTATTTGCATACTGGTTAAGCATAAACGGATTACGGCTCTTTAGTATTTCTGATTCAAAAACAAGTGCTTCGGTTTCACCCTGAAAGTCATAACCAAGTTCCGACCATTTATATTTTTTTACGTATGCTTTAAGCTGCTCACCGTCTGAAATGATCTTATCAAAATCCATCTCATGCTCCTGCAAATGCATTATACGTTTGTTATCAGATATTGATTTATTCCATATACCTGGTAAATGAAGATCCATGTGTGAATCCAAAAAGTTAGTTGTATTGATTATGCAGACTACTTTCAGAGAATTAACAGAAGCAATATCAATAGGTTTGCCGGCCTCTTTATTTGCCTTCTGTTTCATATCAGAAACAATAGTGAAATCAACAAGCAAAGGCATATCTTTTTTAACAAGCTCCGCCCGTTTCTGAGCTATCAGAGTGTCTTTATTGTCTGCAAGGAACTTATAAAGCTCCCTCTTTGTTGCAAACTCTTTGTTTTGAAACTGTATCATTTTTTTATCAGTTTATCAAACTTCTTCTTCTGCTGGAGTTTCTTTATTTCCTCCGGTGTTAGTTTCTTTTTGTCCATTTCTCTGTGATTTATAAACATCTCCGCCTTCAACCCCTTCCAATCCAATCAACTCTAAATATTGATTCCATGTTATAATATCATTATTGTAAGCCTTTTCCCCTGATGAAGTATTCATCGACAAAGAACTCGCTTTTTCTTTAAGGTTTTCAGCCAGTGCCGGAACGTGTGAATAATCAGTTCTTAACTCCAAACCATAATCCCTTAGTCTTAATCTTTCAGTCCAGTATTGATCTTCATTCTCTGTTTGAGGTATAACGGTATCCTGATATAGCCGTCTAACAGCCTGTATTTGGTTTTCAAATGTTGCTCCGGTGATATAGGTCTTATAAAGTTCTGGTGGAACGCCTAAACCATTACTTATTATCATTGCATTATTTGAAAACTCATCATATATACCCATTTCACGTGGGCTTAAAACGGTCCTGATAAAGTCAATATCAGAGTAACTAATTAAGTATTGTTTCTGGTTTTCTTGTATGCCGTAATCTGTTTTAAACGTCCTGTCAATTTCGTCTTTATCCTTCTGACCTAAAGGTATTTGCGTGCCAGTTGCATCTTTATTATTTGCCTTAATAATACCCTGCATCCCTCTTGATTTGAGAATGACGTTCATCGCTTCAAAGCAATACTGAGTATTTGTTATGGCATATCTCAGAACCTCCAAGCGTGAAGTGCCGATTATCCCGTGACCTACTTCAGATAAGTTAATATCGTTAAAGTGAATTATGACATTTGGCGCAAAATCTTTGACAGGAATGTAATTAGTCAACACATACTTTTCAACTATCCCGGAAATATCAACCTGATCATACAACTTGCCAGTCTGTTTAACATCAACAAACTCACTCGGCAAATTATACATGACCTGCACCGTCATTATATCCGTGTTGAATGACTTTAAAGGATTATTCAGATACACGTAATTATTGCCGAACGTGCAAAACATATACTTGCGTTCATAATTGAACTCCTTAACCGACTGCAGGGGATTGGGCCTAAAGACAAACAATTGACGGCACTTCTGTACGGCTGCATCTTTCTCATCCCATCTAACCTCATTGCCTTCCAAGTCAACGAGGTACTTTTTGCCATTTGCAGCAGCAGAAGCCAGAATATCAATACACCCGTATAACACGGGATTTTGCTGTACTGCTGCCCTATACTGTGAGGGATTAGAAAGCGTTAACCATGCGGGCTGATCTATAAGGTATTGAAAGTTAGTTCTTTTTTGCGTAGAACGGCTTATCCCCTTCGAAAAGAGATCACCTATATTATAAAAGAATTTGCCGGTTATTTCGCTAACTGTCATGTGCTTAATGTTTCAAGGACAATGACAATTACTTCTCTTTGTCCGAACTCTTTTCAAATACGTCAACTCCTGCGAGCTGAACAAGTTTCAATTCTTCCTGTGAAGCATCTTTTAAGATAACTTTTCTGGAACCACCATTGGCTTCAAAATGTACTTCTGAGTCCAACCACTCTTTTTTAACTATTAATTTTGCTGCCATGATTACGACCATTTACAGATTGTTGCAGAACCACCAAGAATAGCAGCCGTTAAAGTGCTGTCAAAAGGGAGTGCAAGACCACCGCATTCATTTTCAAGAGTTATCCGAACTGTATTACCTTCGGCCTCTGAAAGTCCTTTGCCGGTCTTATGATCCTGTTTTGAAAGCCTCAATGGCCTTTCACGTACATCAGTAGCATTGTGACCGACACACCAGCATTTACCATTACAATCAATAATGATAGCAAAGAAACCGCATGGAGAGCCGTCAATTAAAGCCTGAAGGAAAGTGTTTGTGTCTTTTGCCGGAGGCATGACATCAAACTCAATTTTATTACCAACTTTCCAGTTGTTAAGCCCGATTCGTTCGCCTGATTCCTCCCAGTTAACTGAGTCCTGCATTGCATCTATGCGCATAAATGGAGTTGTTCCGGTAACTGCTGAAATTTCACTTGATGTGATGGTGAAAGCAGTAGCAACGGATTTTTCTGCTATAAACACTTTGCTGGCTCCTGAGACGTTCTTGGCGCAGGTCTGCGTAAATATTCCGAGTGCCATAATTTTTAAGTATTAATTATAGCATAAAATTAAACTATATTTATAGTCGTTTTTTACAGACTTATTGCAAATTATTTCCTGATGATTTGTTCAACTGAGGAAACTGATAAACAGTATCTGTCAGCTATTTGATATTTGACTAATTGCCTTTCTTTTGGTCTTGCTTTCTGTTTATATTCTTGCTGTATAAGCATATCCCTACAAGCTGTATGAGAAAGCATCCCGGAATTGAATAACTGATCTGTTACCTCCGGCGCAATATTATACTTTTCTTTAAGTAGTTTTTTTATTGACACCCTTACATTGATTATCATATACGCTGTGTTTCGGTTACAATTGATAACTCCTTCTGTGCGGAATTAACTTTGTTAATATCCAGTTTAACTTCAATGCTATTCATTAGCCTCGCTAATTGTGCGTAGTCAAAACCTGCTCCGGGTATTTCAGGGGTTTGTGTACCGATAAAACCACCGGAAGCATATCCGGGTACTCTGATCTTACGCATAGTAGCAGACCCGCCAAGTAGAGATACCTGCCTTTGATTAAGTACCGTTTCGCCTTGTTTTGCATAGATCAGGGTATTATCCTTTGAAGTGTCTGAATGGATCTGCAAACCGCCTTTAATCATTCCGCCTGTGGCATA